CGCTACTAACACTTACGATGTAAAGTATCCGCTAATCACGTCTAATCGCATTTGGGAGTATCAGGCAGTACCACCAAACGCACCACTTCCGAACTGGTTAGTAAATACGCTAACTCAAAACGATATTCACACGACTTCGGGTGCGATAAATAAAAACGAGTTATTCCCTGCCTTGCGAGTAAGCAAGATATTTGAGCTTATAGAATCTAAGTACGGAATAACTTTTGACGGAGCATTCCTACAAGATGAGAGATTTACCAAGTTGTTTTTATGGTACAAAGGCAAGGAGGTTTTAGTTAAGTATTCTACTCCGTTTAGTTTAGTTGCTGATACTATCACGCCTACCTTTACAAACTACGATTTAACGAATACTTATACATCGGCTACGAACTCAGTTCAAGTTCAAGAATTAGCTGGTGTAATTACGCACCGCTTGATTTACGAAGTTACCGCAACAACTACTTCTACAAATTATAGCATTGACATTTACCAAAACGGAAACTTGTACAATACAATCACAGGTTTCGGCACAGGAGTTTACACCTTAGATACAATAACTCAAGTTACGGGCTTGGATGTTACTTATACTTTTAATATCCGCACTGAGGGCGCTAACGTTATTGACTCGGAGTTAAGATACGAGGTTGACTACATTACGGCAGGTTCGGTAAACACGGACTATTTAACGGTTGTTTATGACCCCTTGACAGTAAACCTAAGTATTGACCTTGCGGCAAACGCACCTGTTATGAAGATAGCGGATTTCTTTTCAGGGATTCTCAAGGTGTTTAATATGACTGTTTACTCAATCACGGACGGGCAGTATTGGGTTGAGCCATTAGATGACTGGTATAGCAAAGGAGCGGTTATTGATATTTCAAAATACACGGACGTTTCTACGATTGAACACACTCGAATGCCACTCTACAAAAAGATAACATTTAAGTTTCAGGATTCAGAGTGCTTTCTTAACAAAACCTTTTCTCAGACGTTCAACAGAAACTACGGAGACACGACTTATCAGTATAATTATGACGGTGGAGAATTTACGGTCGAAGTACCTTTCGAGAATTTGCTACAACAAAAGTTCAATGGCACTCAGCAACTACAAGTAGGTTATTCTTTAAACTCGGAGTTTGCGCCTTACATTCCTAAGCCTGTTTTATTGTATCAGTACGAAAATTTGGATTGTCAGTTTGCATTTTCAAACGATGGCAGTGGTCATACAACAGTAACTAACTATACTCCATTTGGGCAGGACTTACTTTACAATAACACGGACTTTACTTTAAACTTTGCTCCCGAAACAAGTACAATTTTAGACTACCCAATAGCAAACACACTCTTTGCTAATTACTATTTTAGTTACCTGTACAATCTTTACAACATTAAGCAGCGTTTGGTCAACGTCAAAGCAAAACTACCTGTTAGCTTACTAACAGGACTTCAGCTAAACGATAGGCTTATCATTAGAGATAGAAGGTATATCATTAACGAAATGAAAACGAACCTAACGACAGGAGACGCAGACTTGCAACTCATTTTAGATTTTAGACCAATCGTAAACTCTACAAACCCTGCTCCTAAGGTATCAACGGAAGGCGGTACGATAAAATACATCATCAACCTACCAAACAACGCAGTAGAAGCTACGTTTACTTGCTCTAATCCTGATGTAACGTTTAGTCCTGAGCCAATGACTGCAAGTGGCATCTTGACTATCACTTTACCAAGTGGCGCAGCAGGTACGGTATACACAATCACGGTTACCTACTTATATTTAGACGGAAGCACAACAACGGAAACTTTTTACATCATCCAATGATAAAACAGATAATCGCAATGCTACAACTTGATGACTTCTACGGAGAGTCTGAGTTAATTGATATAGCCAAAGGTAAACACGAACTGACCACGTCTATGAAAAAAATGTGGAAACAAGGAAAACGTGAAATAATCAATAAGAGAAATGGCAGAGGTTAAAACTATAAAAATAGACGTAGACACTAAACAGGCGGTGAATGCAATGGAGAACCTCTCCAAAGCTACCAACGATGTCAACAAAAGTTTTGAGGAAGTCTATGGAGACTTACAACCGCTTACCACTCGTATGGGTGAGGCAGAGGATAGGTTGTATGAATTAGCCAATGCAGGACAAACGGCAACACAAGAATATCAAGACTTATTAGAAACCGTAGGGCGTTACCGTAAGGTTCAAATTCAAACTGATATGGCAGTAGATGCTGCTGCTACCACTATGGCTCAAAAACTTGGTGGTGCTTTAGGTGGTGTTACGGCAGGCTTTGAGTTAACTCAAGGTGTAATGGGCGCATTTGGTGCAGAATCAGAGCAAGTAGAAAAGGCTTTGCTTAAAGTTCAAGCCGCAATGGCTATTGCTCAAGGCGTTCAAGGCGTGCGAGAGGCTATTCCTGCTTTTATGGCTTTGCGTACTGCTGCTATGACCACTTTTGCAGGTATGACTACTGCGTCTAAGATATTTATGACCGCAGGTATTGGCGTTTTAATAACTGGTGTCGGTTTATTAATTTCAAATTTTGACAAGGTAGCCAATGTATTTACAGGTGAAATTGAACGCAATGCAAGATACACCAAAGCTCTAAACAAAAGCGCTAAGGCAATTAAAGATAATGCTCAAGAATTAGAGGATAGGTCAAGCGCACTACAAAGAAACCAAAGCTACGAACTTGCGATGGCAGAAGCTCAAGGAGCTACAACTGCTGAACTACGTAAAATGAAATTAGCGCAAGCAGAGGAACGCATAGAACTCGAAAAGGATTCGGTAGCCCGTGCTGAAAACATATATTGGTTAGCTAAACATAGATACCAAAAATTAGTTAACGCTGATGCAGATGAGGACATCATTAAGAAAGCGAGAGAAAACGCAGTTGAGGCACGTGAGGTTTTAACTAAGGAACGTGAAGATTTAAAAGCTGCCTTAATTGACAAGAAAGAAATAATAAGAGCTAATAATGTTGAGGCGGTTAAAGAACGCAAAGCAGATTCGGATAATCTTAAAGACAAAGCCAAAGAAGATTTAGAGACAATCAAGGATAACCTGAAAGATGCACGTGATGTTCAGTTAAGTGAATATGCCAAGCACAAGAAGGATATTGAAGAAAAGTATGATGCGCAAATTGCTCTTGCTAAGAAGTATCACAAATCAACTGTAGACCTTGAGAAAGCTAAGAACAAAGAACTTGCAGACTTAGAAGCAACTCAAGTAGATTTAACTCGTGGTGGTGAGGCTAAAAAACTTGAGATACGTATTCAAACTATTAAAAAGACTGAGCAATTTCAAGAAATTGAAAAGAAAGGTTTAGTAGGTGTTGCTGAAGTTAGGCAACAAACATACGAAATAGAGAAATCTATTGATGATAAGAAAAAGAAAGCGCAAGAAGATGCTTTAACCGCTACTGCAAGCACACTTGGACAAATTGCAGACTTATTTGGAAAGCAAACGGCAGCAGGTAAGGCAGCGGCAATTGCAGAGGCTACTATTCAAACATTCTTGTCTGCTCAAAAAGCATATAGTTCAACTGTGGGCATACCAGTTGTAGGCCCTGTACTTGCACCTATCAACGCAGGTTTAGCCATTGCGGCAGGTATTAAAAACATCCAAGCTATTACGGCAGTACAAACTCCCGATGGTGGTGGTGGGGGAAGTAGTAGTGTTAGCAACTCTTTTGCATCCGCAGCACCTCAAGCGCCAAATTTTAATGTTGTAGGTAACTCAGGGGTTAATCAGTTAGCACAAATCCAACAACAACCAATCCAAGCGTATGTTGTAAGTGGTGAGGTAACATCTGCTCAGGCACTTGACCGTAACCGAATTAAAAACGCAACATTGTAACACATTTTACTTGAGAAATTATGAAAGTATTAGAGCTTGTCCTTGACGAAAAAGACTTCCAAAGCGGTATCAATGCGGAATCTGTAGTGGAAAGTCCTGCCATAGAAGAAAACTTTGTAGCCTTAGCAAAACACGAAGTAGAACTCAAAGAAATTGACACCGAGAAACGTATCCTAATGGGTGCTGCCTTGATTCCGAACAAGAAGATTTACCGCAGAAACAAAGAGGAGGAGTTCTATATCTACTTTTCCGAGGACACAGTGCGTAAAGCTATGGAGTTATTCTTTAAGAAAGGCAATCAAAACAACGCTACCTACGAACACAAAGACGCTATCAAAGGAATGAGCGTAGTAGAATCTTGGCTAATCGAAGACGAAAAGATGGACAAAAGCCAGTTGTACGGATTCAACCTACCGAAAGGAACTTGGATGATTTCTATGAAAGTGGATAACGATGAGGTATGGCAAGATGTTAAAGACGGCAAGGTAAAAGGATTCTCAATTGAGGGATACTTTGCTGACAAGATGCCTGATTCACCAAGACAAGATATGAGCAAAAATGAAATTATTAACCAACTTAAAGATTTACTTAAATAAGATGAGCAAATTTAAAACACCAAGTAAAGCAAGTCCTCGTGAAGGTTCACGAAGAGGATGTCTATGCGCAGACGGAACATACTCAACTAAATGTTGTGATGGTAGTTTACAAGCACAAGGCGTAGGAAAAACGGAAGGAACAGGAAACAATGTTACTGCAACTGAAGTAAGCGGAGTGAGAACTATCGTACGTCAAAACGGATAAATTAGTATACTTTCCTTTTTCGTTTTAACGAGCATAAGAGGTTGATATGGTTAATTGCATCGGAATAATGAGTAAATGAATATATACCATACTCAATCCAAAAAGGTAAAAACCAATATTTAACAAGAATGATATAAAATCCGTCTTTATCCTTTTTTGTTTTGTAGTTCATTGAATTTTTTATTAAACCACTCTAATGCTTCTTCTTCAGTTGACCATTCATAACAACCGCACCCATTTGAATCTCCACATAAGTAAGAATCAATAATTTGTGCTTTCTCCATTTGTAATGCCTCATCAATGCACTTTTGAAAACCAGCACGAGTTACACCATTGTGATTTTCAATTTGCTCTATAAACCATTGCAATGCAGTTTGTTTCATTTTACCAATATTTAATTACAAAGTGAATAATGATGTACCAAAATATGATGCCTAAAATAGGATAAAATAATGCATATAAACAACCTAAATTAAATTTCATAGCGTATTTTTTAACAAACATAAAAATAAAAACGCAACAACACAAACCCAAAACGTTATTATAGTATGAATACACAAAAATCAATTTACAACAAATTGTTCAAAGAGGAGGCTACAGAGCTTGCTTCTCACGAAATTAATTTGGCTTTGACTGATGATATTAAAAAGTTAATGCAAGCAGCGCTTAATGATAAAAACGCATATGAAGCGGAAGCATTAAGAGCAGTAGACCAAATTAAAAAAGCAAAAGCTATTGGTATTAATTGGAGAACTAATTTACAAGATGCTTCAAAAAAAATAAATGAATTAGTGAATCAAGCTAAAGCCATAGGATTAGAAGTTCCACGAGAAATCACGGCTTATCAAGATGTCGTATCTAAAGGAATTAAAGATGCTGCTGATTATGTAACAAAGTTGAACAAACTACAAATGGAAATTCCATTAAGCTAATAAATAAAAACAAATGAACGAAAAATCAATCTTAAACAAAGTCCGCACACTTCTAGGTTTAGAAGTAAAGTTGGAAACTATGCGCCTTACTGATGGTGTATCTATGCTTGAAGCAGAAGTATTCGAAGCAGGTCAACCTGTGTTTATCCTAACTGAAGACGAACAACGCATCGCACTTCCAATCGGTGAGTATGAACTCGAAGATGGACGTATCTTGGTAGTTATCGAAGAAGGCGTTATCGCTGATGTTCGTGAGGCTGCTGAACCTGAAGTTGAGGTAGAAGTAGAAGAAGAAGTAGAAACAGGTAAAATGCCTGAAGAAGAAATGACACAAGAGCCTGCTGCACCTACTGCAAAGAAAATCATCGAATCAGTAACTAAGGAATCTTTCTTTAGCGAAATCGAAGCACTTAAAAAAGAAAACGAAGAGTTAAAAGCACAAATCGCTTTATCAAAAACTGAAGTTGCAGAAGAAGTTGCACCAGTTGAATTGAGCGAAGAGCCTAAACCTATTTCATTCAACCCTGAAAACGAAACTAAAGTAGAAGCGTTCAAATTATCTAAGAACCGCACTCGTTCTACAATGGATTCAATCCTTGAAAAATTCAACAATATTTAATAACTAAATTTAAACGAAGAAATGCCAACAACAACTTCAATTACTACTACTTACGCAGGCGAGTTCGCAGGTAAGTACATCGCAGCAGCTTTATTGTCTGCTCCAACCCTTGACAAAGGTGGTATCACTATTATGCCTAACGTCAAGTACAAGCAAGTTATCAAGCGTGTTGCTACTGATGACATCATCAAAAACGCTACTTGTGATTTCGACCCTACGTCTACTATCACATTGACAGAGCGTATCCTTCAACCTGAATCTTTCCAAGTTAACTTGCAACTTTGTAAGTCTGACTTCCGTTCAGATTGGGATGCTATCCAAATGGGTTACTCTGCATTTGACGTTCTTCCTAAGTCTTTCGCTGACTTCCTTATCGCACACGCTGCTGAGAAAGTTGCCGCAGGTATGGAAACTTCAATTTGGTCAGGTGTTAACGCAACCGCAGGTCAATTCGCAGGTATTATGACTCAATTGACTACTGATGCTTCTCTTCCTGCTGCTCAAGAAATTGCGGCAGTTGGTGGTGGTGTTAACGCAGGTAACGTTATCGCAGAGCTTGGTAAAATTGTTGACGCTTGCCCTGCTGCTCTTTACGGAAAAGAAGACCTTACTTTGTATGTATCTAATAACATCTTCCGTGCTTATGTACGTGCATTGGGTGGTTTTGCTGCTGCAGGTGTAGGTGCTAACGGTTACGACAACAAAGGTACAAACCAAGTTCTTGGTGAGTTGTACTTTGATGGTGTAAAAATCTTCTTAGCTAACGGTCTTGCTTCTAACACTGCATTGCTTGCTCAAAAATCTAACCTTTACTTCGCAACAGGTTTGTTGAACGATATGAACGAAGTTAAAGTTATTGACTTGGCTGATGTTGATGGTTCACAAAACGTACGTGTAGTTATGCGCTTTACTGCTGATGCTAAATACGGATTTGCTTCTGACGTTGTTACTTACGGAATCACAAACTCTGCTAACTAATCTTAGCTTAACTTAAACTAATCGGGGAGGGGTTTTCGCTCCTCCCTTTTTTATAACATTTAAAAACTAAAAATATGTCTTGTGAAGTCGCAAATGGTCGCTTAGAAGTATGTAAAGATGCGGTAGGTGGTATTGACGCTATCTACTTTATTAATTACGGAGACTTCTCTTCCGCTGACGTTGCTTATGTAGCTGGTACTGATACCATTGATACAATCGCTAACGTTACTAATCTATACAAATACGAACTCAAAGGAACTAACTCTTTTGACCAAGTATATAACTCAAGCCGTGAGAACGGTACTACATTCGCTGAGCAAACGCTTACCGTTACCCTTAAAAAACAAGATGCTACAACGCATAAAAACGTGAAGTTGATGGCTTACGGACGTCCTCACATTGTTGTTAAGAACCGCAATAACCAATTCTTCCTTGCAGGTTTAGAACACGGAATGGAAATCACTACTGCAAACGTATCTAACGGTACTGCAATGGGCGACCTTAATGGTTACACATTGACTTTCGTAGGTACTGAGAAACTTTATGCTAATCTACTTGAATGCTCAAACGAGGCAGGTCTTGCAGGTGGTGCAGGTGATGTTTTCGGTACTGCTACTATCGTTACTGTCTAATTCGTTTTTTCATAGCGTGGAAGGGGAGGCTTAGGTCTCCCTTTTTTATTTGGCAACAAATTGCCTCATTTGACTTGTAGTAGTATGATAGTCCTAACTACATCAAATTCACCGCAGACGTTTTCGTTCATTCCTCGTGATGGGTTTAATACAATGATTCTAACGGATGACCAAACAAACACACCTGTTACCGTAGCCATCACCAGTTCAACGCAAGGAGACTACATAAACACGATTACTGCAACCTTTAACTTAATCGAAGGACACTTTTACGATTTAGTTCTAAAACAAGGAACTGACATCGTCTACAAAGACAGAATTTTCTGTACTGACCAAAACATAGTAAACTTCTCGGTTAACTCAGGTGAGTACACTTCAAATACAACCGCAAATACATACATCGTTTATGAGTAACATACACGTTTTAAATCTATCTGCCTACACCGCTCCTACCATCGAAGAGAGTAAGAGAGATGCTTGGGTAAATTATGATGGCGCAGACGGAGGCAGTTACTATCAGTTTTTGATTGATAGATACACTAATTCCACTACAAACAACGCTATTATAAACAACATCTCACGCCTTATCTACGGAAAAGGACTCTCGGCTACTGATGCTAACAAAAAGCCCAACGAGTATGCTCAAATGATGACTTTGATTTCAAAGGATTGTTTGCGTAAGATTGCTTTAGACAGAAAGTTGTTTGGTCAATTCTCTATCCAAGTACACTACAACGACAAACACGACAAGATTCTCAAGGCTTACCATATCCCTGTTAATTTGATTCGTGCTGAGAAATGTAATAAAGACGGAGAGATAGAAGGCTATTACTACTCAGATGATTGGTCAGACGTAAAGAAATACGTACCTAAGCGCTTTCCTGCGTTTGGATTCGGTAAGGAGAAGGTAGAAATCCTATTCTCTAAGCCTTATTCAGTCGGAATGAAGTATTATGCCTACGTTGACTATCAAGGTGCGGTTCCATATGCACTTTTGGAAGAGGAAATATCCGACTACTTAATCAACGAAGTACAAAACGGATTCTCAGGAACTAAAGTAGTAAACTTCAACAACGGAGTGCCTACATTAGAGCAGCAAGAAATCATCTCTGCGAAGGTTCTTGGCAAGTTGACTGGTAGTAAAGGTCAGAAAGTAATTGTAGCGTTCAATGACAATATGGATACTCGCACTACGGTTGAGGATATTCCATTGAATGACGCACCTGAACACTACACATATTTAAGCGAGGAGTGTTTGCGTAAGATTATGCTCGGACACAACGTCACGTCTCCGCTATTATTTGGTGTTGCTTCTACAAACGGATTCTCTTCTAACGCTGATGAACTTGAGAACTCGTTTATCCTTTTCAATAATATGGTGATTAAGCCTTTCCAAGAGGAAATCATTGACGCCATTGACAAGATGTTAACCTTTAACAACATCTCTTTAAACCTATTCTTCAAGACTCTCAAGCCGCTTGAGTTTGTAGACTTGGAAAATGCGGTAACTGAAGAGCAAGTTGCAGAAGAAACAGGTACGGAGCTATCGAAACACGAAGCTCTTGACAACGAAATCGCAGATGCACTTATTGACTTAGGAGAAACTCCTAACGAGAATTGGCTTCTAATAGACGAATACCCTGTGGACTATGACTTAGATGACCAAGAGAACGAAATGCTCTCTAACGAGCCAAAAAGCACCTTATTATCGAAAGTATACAACTTCGTAACTACAGGTTCTGCACGTCCTAACGCAAAGTCTGAGCAAGATGAAGTAATTGACGGAGTAAAGTTCATTACTCGCTATGTTTACGCAGGTGAGACAAGTTCTAAATCTCGTCAGTTCTGTCAGAAAATGATGACGGCACAAAAGATTTATCGCAAAGAGGATATTTTACAAATGGGCAACCAACCTGTAAATGCAGGATGGGGTGCTAAAGGTGCTGCTACCTATGATGTATGGAAGTTCAAAGGCGGTGGCAATTGTCATCACCGTTGGAATAAACAAGTATATGCAAGTTTTGAGGGTGTAGGCATTGATGTTAACTCTCCTAAAGCTAAACAAATCGCAGGTAAAAAAGCAGAGAAGTTTGGATACGTTGTTAAAAACAATGCTTTGGTATCTACACGACCAGTTGATATGCCTTACAATGGCTTTTTACCTACTAACCCTATTTACGGCAAGAAATAATGGCAACGGCACTACTAATCACAAGAGACGATATAGTTCGTTTTACGGCAGTCAACGGAAATGTGGATACTGACAAGTTCATTCAGTTCGTCAAAATTGCTCAAGACATCCACATTCAAACCTACTTAGGCACTAAACTACTTGAGAAGCTACAAGCGGATATTATCGCAAACACACTTGCAGGTAATTACCAAAGCCTTGTAGAGACGTATGTAAAGCCTATGCTCATCCATTGGAGTATGGTCGAATATCTTCCTTTCGCAGCTTACACAATCGCTAACAAGGGTGTTTACAAGCACTCGTCTGAGAATGCTGAAAACGTAGAGAAAAACGAAGTAGACTTTTTATTAGAAAAAGAACGTCAAATTGCTCAACACTACACGGAGCGTTTCATCAGTTATATGTCTTTCAACCAAGATTTATTCCCTGAGTACAATCAAAACGTTGACCA